TTTCATTTCAATGGGTACATAAGACCTAAATAAGTCCAATGTAGCTTTATTGCTATTCCATTCAAGGCAAATCATTTGCGTATGTTCTAAATTGATTTGCTTGAGTATATCGTAGTCGAGCCCTTCCGCGTCTATTGTAATAAAGTCGTAAACATTTTCAATTTCACTATAAGGAACGGTTTTAACCTTTTTAGTTTTAAACTCTATGCCATCCCAACGTTTTAATTCATCTTGTACCAATGTGCTTAATAAACTGCTATCCGTTTCGTCTACATGGTTACCCATATCATAATAGGTTGCCGTTCCTTTACTTGTGCTTATAGCTACATTATGCAGCTTTACATTGGCATTATTGGCGTGTAATTCTTTTAACTTTTTAAATGCCGTTGGTGATGGCTCAACCAATACCGCTGCCCATCCCGAATCAATTAAAGCAAGTGAATTGCTAAAAGTATAACCGTCATTTGCACCAATGTCTAACAATACGCCTGTTCTACCTTTGAAGTAGTTTGTAATAACAATATCTTCGTTGTTTTGGGAGTAGTTCATTTAAAGGAGTTGTATTTGTAGTGATAGATAAATTCGTCAATTAACACTTGTGTTTTAAGCAACTTTTGATTGTGTATTTTAGTAGCCCAATCGTAATCTTCGCCAATGGTTCTATTGGGAAACAATACCTTATTTGCTATCTCCCTTTTTATGGGGCAAAGATGGTTCGGGTAGCGAAGATAAATCTGCTTACCCTTATGCTCTACTTGTGCGTATGGGTAATTTATGCTAAAATGAAAGTCTTTTCTATTTGCACCATCAACGGTCATCCAACCTTTAAAGCAAATTACATCGGGGTTTTCTTGCGCCGCTTTAAGTATTTCGGGAATGTATTTTGGCGTTATGTAATCATCATCATCAATATGCACAACATATTTTCCTTGCGCTTTCTCAACTAATTGATTGCGCTTATTACCTGTACTTATTCTACCATCATCAATATGGGTAAGTACTTCTACTCCTTCGCGTGTTCCTATTAAAGATAACAATGTACGAAGGCTACCCCTTCTACTTTCTAATGATGGTATAAGGATGGATAGGATAATCATTTCTCAAATATACTAAGTTTAGGGAAACCTAAATTTTTTCTTTTTATGTATGTTCTTTCGTCTTGTCGGTAATAAATATCATTGCGCCTACCTAATGAATCCGTTTGACCGAATCCCCAAGCTGGGTGCTTATGTTCAAATAAATGTTGGTTCAAATAAACGTACCTATTTAATTCAATTGCTACATCCATAGCTTCATTATCGCACCAAAGTGAAGTATAATCTGGATGGTAAATGTATTTAAAGCGATTGTAATATTCACGCCCCATTATTGACATAGTTGGAAGCAACTCATTAACGTGTCCATCGGGTAAATGCAAGAATTGGTCTAAGCCGCAATGTTCGCGTATAACTTCATCAAATCCATATTGCGTAAATTCTTGATCATCCGATAAATTAACCAATATATCCCATCCGTCTTTTGGTATATCTCGGTTGATGGCTTCAACTTTGCTTTTGCTATCACCTATGCAAACGGTAACATTTTTATCTAATTTAATTGCTTTTAGTTCCTCACTTTCAAGCGTTAGGGCATCGTCATAATCTAACGATACAACAAATTTATATTCATCCGTTGCCGAATTAGCTACAACGCTATCATAAGCAAGTAGCATCTTTGCGGGGCGGTTGCGTGTTGTTAGTTTGTAAAGTATTACCATGTTTCGCGGGGTATAAATGTAAATTTAGGTTTATCATGATAGTTATATATCGCATAGCGTGTTGCGTCCATTCCGTCATCGTTAGCCTTTACAGGTTCTTCGATAATGTTATCCTCTTTATCTTTTTTCCATTTGTAGGATTGTATTTCACGCTTTAAGTTAGTACTGCTATCGGTCAAATATAACGGAAAACTTTTAACCTTAACAATCCCCGCCCAAACATCCTTATTGGCTGCGTGTATGTTAAACCCGCTGCGATATATTTCTTCAATGCTTTTTGGTTCGGCGGCATCGGCAAATATCATTCCCCTACCTATGTCAAGCGTTTGCATCTTGCGTATAAGTTCGGTCAATGTTAATTTGGATTGATAGATTAATTCTTGAACGTAGTGAGCGCCTTCATGATATTCTACTTTTACCAAAGCGGCGGGGTGATTATATCCAAAGTCTAAGCCGTAAAATACTTCGCCTTTGTTTGGTAGTTCCGATATGCCCCATTTTGTGTAAATAAGTTCCTTTGCCGCGCCTCTTTGCCCTAATCCGTATACTTTCCACATAAAGTCATCGGGTAGGTCTTTAAACGCCTCTATTGCGTTAATTTGGCTTTCCGTTAAATTGGCTTTGTTGTTTAAGTAAGTAGAATGAATCCGTTTATTTTTAGGATTATCGGCAACGCCATAAACCCAACTTACAAAATCGGCGGGATTCCAGTCAAGGAATATTTGTCCTGTGGTCCTCATTGCCAATTGGTCAAACAATGGCTTAGTAAGTAGATTTGCTTCGTTGATAAAAAGTATATCCCTTCCAGGTCCACGCGCTTTGCCTTCATCTTCTAAACCAAATAGTTCAATATAACTACCGTTCTTGAATGTGTATATAAAATCGGAATAGCTAAATTGGTTATCATCCCAAAGCTGCAACTCATTCATAATTAACTTAAAATCCCTATAAACACCGCGTTTAATATGGGGTAAGCTATGCGATACGCAACTAATACGCTTCATTGGATTGCGTGTAGCTAAATATACAAGCAACTGCATAACCGAATACGATTTGCTTGAACGACTACCGCCCTCATTGCAAATAATCGGATAGCCTTCGTTATAGGCGTTTAGGTTTTCCTTAAATACGGGTGTTACCTTACTTGATAGGCTCATTACCTTCTTGTTCTATGAAATTGATTTGAATAGGAGTTAATCCACTATGTTCGGTTTCGGTCTTATCTTTCCATCCCATGTTTTTCAATGCGAAGATAATGCCAGTTACATTTTGCCCTGCTAACTTTTTAGCGTAAACCGATTCAATTTTAAGTATCGCTCTTTTTATTGAGTAAGAGAAAATCTCCCTTTCTTTGTAATCATATATACTTTGGCGTGATTCAAAACCTAAATGATAGGCTAAACCAGGAATAGTTAAATCATCACCATTTTCATCAAAATAGCTTTGGATAGCTAAATCCAAATCCTCTACTGTTTCATAATATCTTGGTACTCCCATAATGCAAAGTTAGTTAAAATATTTCTTTTACATAAAAAGCAAAAAGTAATGTTTGGTAATAGGTAATAGGTAAATCACTTATAAAGTATAAGTATATATATATATACTCTATATTATTATGGTTTTTACTATTACCTTATTACCTTGCTTGTAACTAATTGATTATTAAAGACTTAAGAGGTAATAAAATGGTAATAGCTTATTACCAAAAAAGGCATAAAAAAGGGTAATGGTTATTACCAAAACCCTTTCTTTTATTACTAATAAATTAAACCTTTTTATAATATTTGTCATCTGCTTTTATAACATATTTACCTTTATACTTTTGTCTAAAAGTTATTAAAAAGTACTTAGAAGAACATTTAAGCTGCAAACAAATATCGGCGGCATCCTTTGCGGTAAATTTATCGGGTAATGAATTATACAACTCTAACTGTTTGCCTTCTAAATCGGTTTGAGTAGTATTGTTTATTTCGGTAAGTAATTTAATAGCTTGGCTCTTAAAATAATAAAATACTTTTTCAGAGTTTTGCACATCAATAATATCTATTATTGGGGATTTATGATTTCTTATAATAGAGCAAATCAATGTAAGTCTATTATAATAAGCAAACATCTTACCTAAATATCCAATTAGTAGTTCACTTACATCGCCTTCCCTTCTATTTTTTATAATTATATTGCTTTCAGATGTTATTCTATTTCTTGTATCGTTAAACAATATTTTTGCTTCATCGGTAAATTTTACCCATCTTGGATTACCTTCCGTATAAAATACCCCTATATTAAACAAATGCTCAATAATAGATTCCCAATGTACGGTTACTCTACTTTTAACACTAAAAGCATCCCTATTGGCGTTTAATTCTACATAATCCGATGAAACAAATAAGAACCTATTAAGCAACCCCGATTCAACGGCTTGTTTATTAAACATCTCATTTATTCGCTTTGATTGCATCCCCGTAAGTACGCTAATAGCAGGATTTGTAACCCTATTTTCCAAAGTTGGATCTTTTCTAAGGTCATCAATAGTTTTACCATTCCAAACGTTATTCCAAAAATCAACGGAATTGTTATCCTTAGTATACGAACCCCCTTGATAAAGTTTTTTCCCTTCGTCAAAATATACCCCAAAACCCGCATGATTTGTTGAAGCATATTTTGTAATCGCTTCTAAGGTAGCGCCCGATGCGCTTCTAATTATACGAATAGGTCTTGGATCGGTAAATACTGTATTATTTGCCTTAGCTTTCATTTTAGCTATTTCCCATTCTTTTTCTTTTGTAGCATAATCTTTATATAATTTATCTGCCAAAGGCTCTATTATATCGCCAAAAACAAGGTCATAGGCTTTTGTCTTACCTATTGAAGATGGACCAACCATCATGCAATAAAGTATTGATTTCATTTCTCCGCCCAATTGAGTTGTAAACATATTGCCAGAAAGGGAAGCGACCGCCCATAAAGCGGAAACTGCAATATAATCAACAGGCAATGAATATTCTTTTGCAAGGTCTTTAAATGATTGCTCTACAATAGGCTCGAATATTTCTAGCGGAAATGTTTCGTTTGTGTTTTCTAACTTTAAATTAATTAACATAATTTACCAATTTGAAGGAAATGAATAATCTTTATTAACCCATATTCTTTGACCGTTGCAAGAATCTAGCAAACAATTTGGCTCAATAATATCTTTAATTTGTTCTTTTGTGTATTTATTTGGGGAATCTAAGATAGTCCATGT